CAGGGCGTCCCGAATCCAGTCTGCCGCCACCCCTGACCGAATCATCTGCGGCGTAGCCCTGAACACGCGCCACCCGAGAATCGTTGCCGCCGCGTATTTGTGCATGTCGTTCACCATGCCGACGCCTCGAGAGTGCCGGCCACGGATGAACACGCCGCCTTCCTGCTCCAGTGCCACGCGCTGTTCAGGCCAGGCGTAGTCAAACCGCCACTTTCGCACTGGGTGGAATCGGTATTCCCGCACGGGTGCCGGCAAACGGTGCGCCTGACAAAACACGGTTAGCGGGTCATCGGTCAGGTCTGCGGTCGCCCGTGGGCGATAACGGCTGGTCGGCATTGGCGCAGTCCGGTTCTAGTACGGTCTTGGTACGGTCTTGGTACGGCGCATGTGGTACAGTATGCGGGCTGGGGTTGAGAGCCTTTTGTGGTTTTTCTCTCTTGAGCGGTGTGGGAAGCCGAACCGCGTCACCTGCCGCCCCCAGCTACTCCGCCCCAAACGACCGCATCTGCCACATCCACACGCGGTGCTTCGCCATGCGGTCTTGGCAGAAGTTTTCCAGCCCAATGTCTCCCGCCCCTTTTGCCGCCTCGTAGACGGCCTTCAGGGACTGCATGTAGGTGCGGTTGACCGAGCCTAGGTGATCGAGGAGATCGTCGCCCCTGTAGCCTCCCGTGGCCGTTTCCGGGGCGTCTAGTTTCGCCAGCGTGGACCCCTTGGCCAAGTCGGCCAATGAACAGGGCGCTTCCGTCGCGTGGGTGCGGAGAAATTCGGCCAGCGGATCGAGGGACCCGTGAATGTCCGCGTAGAGGTCGCCAAAGAACGCATGGAGTTCCGCGAAGTTGGGTGCTTCCACATTCCAATGCGCGGCATGGGCTTGCACGTAGAAGTTGGCGGTGTTACAGACAAGCGTGGTCAGGACGGTGGTCAGGTTTGACGTGGGCATCGGGAATCCTCTAGGCCACGACGGCCTGACGATGATGATACCGGATGTAGGCCGGCGGCATGGATGGCGTCTCGTCTTTCGGCAGCGGAGTGATGCGCTGGACCGACACGGACAGCCGCCCCGACTTGGAGCGGTTCGACTGCACGCGCACGGTGGCTCCCACGCCAACGCAGTGGTCGATATCGAACGCGTCGAGGTGCGCCTCGGTGAACGGGACGCCGCGCCACGCCTCCAAGGCATTCCGCAAGCGACTGCCGGGTGTCAAATCCATCGGGTATTGCTGCGAGGCCAGCGTGTGGGGCCGGCCCGGCGCATCCACGGCAAACACCAGCGTGACGAGCGGACGCCACGTCTGGTCATGGAAGACGCGGGCATGAATGACATCGACGCACACGGCGGCAAACACCCCGTGGACTGACGCGTGCTGTTGTGACATGACTGCTCCAGAAAAAGGTGGCATCAGGCCGGTTCTGACCCGGCTGGATGGCTTAGACGCGGCGTCTTCTCGGCCATCCCCCTAGCTCTCGGCTTTCGCCGCATACCGCGTTTACGGTGCGTGTCACCATCCACGCCGCTGATGCCATGTCTATCATCTACCACTCAGGCAGATGCCGATACTGCGTCGGACGCCGTTCGATCCACTGCCACCAGACCCACCCGTAGCCGGGCACGCGAACCGGATACCACGCCCACCAGCGCTGCCACGACGTGCGATGGCGGCATCTCATGCGGGTGTCTCCTCCTTCGGACCCAAGGCGTCATATGCCGTCACGATGCGCGGTAGCGCGGAACGCCGTCCCCGTTCTACGTCACTCAGATACGTAGCCGAGACACCCAACCGACAAGCCATCTCACGCAACGTCAATCCGGCCCATTCGCGTTCAGCGCGTAACCAGCGCGGATCAACGACTGGCACCACAGATCCGCATCGCTGACACGCCTCGGTCGTAAACTTGCCGATCGTGGTCATGCGGGTGTCTCCTCCTTCGGCGGTTCAGGCAGCGACATCCAGTGAGTCGCGGCTTGTGCGCCTGCATCCTCACTGCCGTACCACCGGCCATCACGGAACACCCACCCGCCAGCCACGCATCCGTCTGGATGATTGCCGACAATGTGGCCGAGTGTGGCAGACCAATACAGCACAGGCGTCCCGTCTTTCGGCGCGGTGGCAATCGGGTGCCATCCCGTTGTTGGCCCGTAGGCCACTACCCGATGCACCGGCAGCTTCGACCACTTCGCGCATTCCCGTTCCGCATGATCCCGATGTAAGCACGTCTGCACAACGAACCATTGGCAGGTTTCGCGGTCGTACTCTTCAATCACGTACACTTCGCGGGTCATCGCGCTCTCCTCGCCTTGGCGTACGTGGCTTGTTCCAGCCGATGCCAGAGGCAATACCGATAATGCTGTTGGGTTGTTCTATTCATACCAGTCGGGCGGTCACAGCGCAAGCACAATCCGGCGGAGCGATACCGCTGACGTTTCAGCATGGCGTAAATCTTGGCCCACTTGGCGTTCTTGGCGCGGCACTTCACACACGTCTTGAGTCCTGGGATGAACGGGCGTCCGCACTGGCATTTCCCCGCTGCGGTATAGCGTTGCCGGCGCTCCCGCCATTTCGCCAGCACCTGTGGCCGATGGCGCTCGTGGTAGGCCCGCGACGACCTCGAGCTCGATTCCCGGCACCGCTGGCAGCGCGACATGGGTGTCCCGTCCGGCTTGATGACGGCGGGCTTGCCGCAACAGATACACCGTCCAGCGGCTCTCCAGGCCTGCTGCTGCGCCTTCTTCCTGCGCTGGTAGTAGTCCGCGGCGGCAGTCGCTGAAACGAACGTCATAGCGCCTCGACCTGTGCGATGCGGTTACCAATCCATCGCATGACCGGCACGGCCATGCTGTTGCCGAGCGCCTTGTAGCGCGGTGTGTCGGGCGCAGACTTGCCACGATATGGGACCAGTGTGTAGTGATCGGGAAATCCCATTAACCGCTCACATTCCATCGGCGTCACTCTCCGCAAGCCGACGCGCCCAGAGCGTCCCATCGTCGTCTTCGCGGTACTCAAAGATGTCGTCCTGAGTCGGTCCAGGACAGCCACACTCGGCGTAATCCACGTCGCAGTGGGGGCAGTTGCCGTCGTCGTCGCACTCGCAGGCGAACACCACTCGTCGCCAACCGCTATCGCCGGGAAGCGATTCTTCTCTGGCATCATCTGCCCTTTGTACAGGACGGCATCGAGTGTTTGGCTTACGGCGTCTCCGTTCCACCACGTTGGACCTTCTCCTTGCGTGACAGTCGGCGCAGGATGCCCTGACAGGCTGTCTCGGTCAAAAAGTACCGCTGCGGCACGTCGCCAGTCTCCAAGATGTCCGACAACGAACACGCGACGGCGGCGCTGGGCCACTCCGAAGTACTGAGCGTCAAGAACCCGGTAGGCGAACCCATACCCGAGTTCCCCCAGCCCTCCGAGCAGGGCAGCAAAGTCCCGTCCTCCGTGGCTGGACAAGACACCGGGGACGTTCTCCCAGACCAGCCATCGGGGCCGATAGCGGCCAGCAATGGCAAGATAGGTGAGCATGAGGTTGCCACGCGGATCAGCCAGTCCCGTTCGGAGTCCTGCCACTGAGAAGGACTGACATGGGGTTCCTCCAACAAGAACATCGATAGCTGCATCCGGCCACTCCTGGAACTTGGTCATGTCGCCCCAGTTCGGGACGGCGGGATAGTGGTGCTGGAGCACCGCTGACGGGAACGCATCCACCTCGCTGAAGGCCACGGGCGACCATCCCAGCGGGTGCCAGGCCACCGTCGCGGCCTCGATGCCGCTACAGACCGACAGGTAGCGCAGGCTCATCGCTGCCTCCGTCGCTCCATGCTCTTGATCGCCTCTGCCGGCGTTTCGGCGGCACTGACCAGCAGAGAGATAAGCGTGTCCTGCACCGCCGGCGGCACCTCGCCTTTGACCAGGCGCTCGACATCATCCTGCGTCAGCCCAAGCGTGTAGCGGTAGGGGCTGGCAGATGGGCTATACGTCGCGGCGTCAGTTTTCGGCATGGCGTTTCCTCGCATCACTAGTCGGTAGGCGTGAGGCCGTTTCCCGCGCCCCTGTCGCTTCACGGTCCCGCGCTGCAACACGCCCTGCCGCACTAGTGCCTTGAGCGTGTGGAGGCAGGTCGAGGTATCCATCGATACGTCGTTCAGGATGTCGGACAGCAGTCGCCATTTGTGCGTCGTGAACGCGTCGAGGACGCGCCCCTCGGCGTCCCGGGTATCAGGGTTGAATGTCACAATTCAGTCCTTTCGCTCAATCGCACCCAGTCCCCAGACACGACTCGTAGGGTTTCATGGGCATAAGCCGCAAGCTGCGTCCGCTCGACTTCCGCCTCGGCTCGGCTCAGGCTCTTGAGGTCACCTGATGCGCCAATGACGCCCAGCGGCACAAACGCCATGTAGTCCAGTCGTTCGCCGTTCTGGCGTTCCGCCGCGCCGACTAGATACCGCACGCCTTCGACGCGTCGCTGCTTCAGCACCCGGTAGACGCGTCCGAATTCCTTCCGCTTGTTTGCCCACATTTCGGGCGACAGGTCGGCGGCACACGCCGCGTCCCATGTCCCAAATAGGGCCGTAATCGCCTCGCCTAGGGCCGCATCCCGCACCACGACGGAACTCATGTAGCCAAAGCGGCTCATCGCGCCCCTGAACGCCATCCAGGCCGCTTCGACAGCCTCTTCTCCGTCGCCCACGATGAGGTTCCGCAGTTCCGCCGGCTTGGGGAAGAACGTGCAGGTCTTGGCCGCATGGGTCAAGGCCCGGACTACCTCGGGCAGCGCAAACTCGCGCAGCGTTTCGCGGTAGAGCGCCATGCGTGCGGCGGACAGTTTCACATCGAACAATTCCGCGAGGGCTGTTAGTCGCTGCACCAGTTCGCGGTCGTCATCATTAGTCATCACGTCGCGCATCCCATGCTTGGATGAGCAGCAGGGCTTCTTCTGCCGCCGCGAGGTTATGTCGAGCCGTCTCGGACAGGTGCGACTGCCCTTCGACGCCTTCATCGAGCCATTGCTGTCGATTCAGCCAGGTGGCTGGATAGGGGATGAACTGCCCCCCAGACCGCAGCCAATCCTCCGACTGCCGCTGCCGTGCGACCGCCGCAAGGATGGCGTCTGTCGTGCCGGCGCTCGGCTTCAGTCGCTTCCACGCCTTCAGAGCTTCCGCTTTGGCCTTCTTCTTGGGATAGGCGTCCCAGAAGCGGTCGAAGCGATCAAGCCACGTCTCAGCAACGACAGTTGCTGGAGAGGTATCCGTATCCGTATCTGTATCTGTATCCGGATCTAAGGTATCCGTATCCGTATCCGTATCCGTATCTGACGGGTCATGTTGGGGCAGGGTTGGGGTCACACCCTGACCTTGCCCTAGACTCGCCCCGTACTTGCCCCGACTTTTCCGAGACTTTTCAAATTTGTTCGGATTTCCTGGCAATGCTGACGCAGGCTCTTTGTGATGCGGATGCTGATGCTTCACAAATGTCCGAATTTCAATGACGCCCACATCGTCCACGACGTAGCGCACGATGAACGCGGCAGACGCGAGGCGACTCAGCAATACGTCAATCTTGATGTCGTCGTACGGGAACAGTTGCGCCTTGATGCGCTTGGGACGGTCTTCCAACCGACCTTCTCGGTCGGCAAGCGTCCACAGACCGGCAAATAGTAGCCGAGCCTCAAAAGGCAGGTCTGCCAGGTCTTCGTCTGTGAAGAAATCGGGCTTAAGCAGACGCGTCCGCGCCATGCTGGTGCCTCCCTATGTCTCCCTAAAAGCGTGAAGTTTCGGCGGGCATCCTGTAGGGAGTCAGGAAAACAGGTTGGGAGCTACCCGACCTGCGCCCGCCGAAGAAGTGCGATGGAGCTAACGCTTCGGACCGCTCCAACGGCCCGAAGCGCCTACGAACCGATTAACCCGAACCGGCAAGGAAGGAATAAACGGCGCGACGAGTCTAGCACACGACGCACGTCTTTGTCGTGGCCTTTGCGTCGCTTTGAATGACGTTGTCTACAGGTGTATCGATACCGTCAACAATTACGTCAACGGTATCACTATTGTTCCCACTCGTCGCGGTCCACCAACACATGCGTCTGATGCACGAGCGGCAGATCGCGGTACGCCGTAAACCGTTCCGGATCGCCGGCGCACGTTAGCCGGCACCCTCGCGGATACAAATCCGCCGGGTCGGGCAGCGCCAGCAGCTTCTGACACGCCTGCCAGCGTTCGTACGCGGCCACGACATCCACCGGCGGTCTCAATGCGTGCGCTCCGTCTCGGTCAGGGCGGGGAAATTCGACACAATCGTGCCCCAACCGTGGAACAACACCCGAGCGGCGTCCTCGGGCACGATGTCTCGCGCTAAACGGCACGCCAAGTTCAGCAGCGAGGCGGCGGTCAGCAAATCCTCGGGCACCTGTTGGGCTTCAAGGGCGTCCACAATATCCACCATGCGCTGGCGCACGGCTTCCCAGTCAATCTCTCGCTCATCCATGATGTGCTCCGGTGTAATGGCAGGGGCGGCAGGAATCGAACCTGCTCATGACGGGGTCAAAGCCCGCTGCACTCCCACTGTGCGACGCCCCAGTAACGTGAGGCGGGTGGCCCCACCACCCCCGCCTCTCCGACCGACTCCATGCCCATCAGCGTGCAGCGCCTCGGTCGGGCCTCGGCTCCTCTTCACGGGGTGCTGGCCTGCTGGCCGGAGTGGCTACCGCCAGGTGAGGCTCCCGTGCGACGGCTGCACCGTCGTGTCTCAGTCCCTAGAACGGGATGTCGTCGTCAGTCGGCACGAGGACACGCTTCGATGCGGCCCGTGCCGGCGCAGGCTTGGCCGGCGCAGACGCCTGCTGCGCCTCTTCGTGCTGCTTGTGGCCCAGCAGGATGATGCGGTCGGCCCGAATCTCGGTCAGATACCGCTTCACGCCGTCCTTCTCGTAGTCCCGGTAACTGATCTTGCCGGTCACGTAGACGGCGCGGCCCTTGGTCAGAAACGGGGCCAGCGTCTCGGCGGTCTTGCCCCAGACCACGACCCGGTGCCACTCGGTCTTCTCATGCCGTTCGTTGTCCTTCATCCACGACTCGCTCGTCGCCACGGTGAACAACGCTTGCGGCGTGGACAGATTGGTGCGAAGTTCGGCGTCGCCGCCCAGGTTTCCCACCAGAATCACTCGGTTCTCAGACTGCATGACTACTCTCCTCCAAATGCGGCCCACTGGGCCGTGTCGGCCTCGACTTCCGCCAGAAACGGCAGCAGTGCCGCTTCGTATTCCGTCACCGGCAGGGCCGTCGTTGGCACGTACAGATGCGCCAATTGCAGCCGCTGCGGCAGACGCGGGTCATAACTGACGAAGTACACCCCGTCCGCGCCGGTCACGTAGGCCTGATGCGTCAGTTGCGGGAGGTACTGCGCCGGCACGGTCTGCTCACGCAGCGTGGTCAGGTGGTGCGCCGTCTTGAACGGGCATTTGATCTCCACCACGTCTGCCAAGAGCGTGGTGCCACGGCTGATATAGCCGTCGAGACTCGCGCCAATCATTGAGTCTTTGTCGGCCCAGAACCCTGACTCCACGACCATCAGGCCCGTGGTCGCCGCGAACAGGTCACGGGCAGCGGCTTCATGCGCCACGCCGTGTTCCATGGCCGCGTTGGTGTAGCTGTCCTCGGCGGGCTGGCCGGTCAGCCGCTCGACGACCAGTTGCAGCCGGTAGTCCCGGCGCGTCACCGCTTCGTCCTTGCCCTTGCCCTTGGCGAGGACCGCAGCGGCATTGCTGGCCGTCACACGGCCCAACCTGGCGGCAAACCATTCCGGCGTGCGCTGGGGCGCATCGTGATGCACCAAATGCGAGGGAGGCACGGCCCCGAGAATCATGCCGCACCGCCCTTCTCGGTCGCCACCTTCAGTTCCTGCCACCATTTCGCGTCCGCTGGCCGCTTCATCAGGAACGTGCGGTAGTCAATGGGCGAGTCCTGCCACGCCTTCTTCAGTGCGTCCAGACCGTCCTGCGCCTGCTGCGCCAAGTGATCCTTCCACGCGAGGTAATCGTCCTGATCGATGTCTCGCACGGCGGGCGCGGGAGCTACGGCGGCATTGCCGTCGTCGTCGTCCGCAACAATGCCAAGGGCCGCGCTCAGGCTGTACCGCTTCGCGTACGTGATGGCTGATCCGACCGCGTGCGCGTCCCGCTTGTTGCCCAACGGCACGGTCAGCGGGGCCGTCTCCAGCCACTGCCCAGACGCGTGGATCAGGCGGGTGCTGACCGACACACCGGCCTCGGTCAGCGTAGCTTCCTGAATCACGGCGATCTGTGCCTGCGCCAACGGTTCCCGCACCGCTTCCCAGCAGGACGCGAGATCGGCATATCGGCTCTTGAACGCGGGATTGGTGGACTGCTTCAACGCGGGACCGGCATGGGCCTGCACAGCCACCAAGGCCGGCGCAAGCTTATCAAACGAATCAGACAGTGTCATACACCCCTCACTGCGCCCCACGGGCGCTATAATCCCAACTAACCTACGCGTGGATACCCCTGCCACCGCAGAGGCGAGGCGGGCCGGGTGAACCTCCAGCACCCGGTCCTCCGTTTCTAACGGCGGCGTTCGAGGTCTCGCAACGCCTGCCGTATCGCTCGACGCACGAACCAGTGCCTGATGCGTCGAGGAATCAGACGATACCAGAATGACATGCGTCTGTCAACGGTCTAATCAACAGCGCGGTACGACGCGTCGATTTTCGCGGCAATCTCGGGCGTAATGGCCCGCTTGCCGGCCAGCAGGAGCGAGATGAGCGCCTGCGAGACGCCCAGGTCACGCGCCAGCATGCGCTGGCTGTGGTAGCGAAGCGCGAGGTTCACGAGCTGCGCCCGTGCGTCCGCGTTCACTTCGCCCCCAGCATGTAGATGCCTTTCACCCACCCGTGCAGTAGCGACAGGATCACCCACTTCATCGTGCGCCCTTGGTCCGCCGCCTTTTGTTGCGCCTGCTGGAACACCTCAAGTTGTGCGCCCTCCAGGTTCTTGAGCATGAACGAATACACTACACCCCCCAGTCGTTTGAGTACGTTTCGATGATCGACAAGCCCGCGAGACGCTCGACCGCGTGCGCAACTTGCTGTTCTGCCGCCCGCAGGGCCACGAGCGCCTGCGCCCACCGCTGCCGGTCAGTTGCCGACCACACGGGCGCAGACGCCTGCCGTTCACACGCGATCCGGTAGGCCGTCGTGTTCGCCTGCAAGTCGCACAGTTCGCCAATCGCGTCTGAGACGTGCGAGAGCAGCAGTCGATTCTCGTCTGACCTGAGCATCGCCCTAGTCTACCATCCGTCTCTCATGTCGGCGGCAAAATCCGCGTCAGCGATTGCGGCCCGCAGAGCGCGTCGGCCCGATTCTGCTTCGGCCCGTGCCGCGCCGGTCAGCCAGGACATGGCCCAATCGGGCAGCGGAGCGCCTTCGCGTAGCACGGCGCGGTCTTCCCACTGCCGCGTCGTGTCATCGTTCGGCAAGTTCTGCCAGGTGCCAGCGCTCAGGAACGCGACCGTGCGCGTGCCGCTGTCGTCGGTGGGCGTGATCAGCCAATCGCCGCCAGTCAGACGCGTGCGCGTCCAGTTCGTATGCTTGTGCGTGTAGGTCTTCATCGTGCAATCTCCTGTTATCGAACGTCCACGCGGATCTCTGCGAATGCTGGTTCCTCGCCGCGATGCTCTCGCGGGTCGCGGCCGCCGTCGTCGTCGCGCTCGACTAATCCAAAATGGTCGCGGATCATCGCCGCAGCCAGTGCCCAGGCGTCGGTACACGCCTGCGGCGTCGCCACGGGAATCTGTACCAGTAGTGTCTCGACGCGTTCCCAGCGTCCATGGTTTTCCTCGTAGTGGACCTGATAGCCGCGCAGGAAACGCACTGCCGGTTCAATGTCGGAGTCTGGCAAATCGGGCCACGTGTGGCCGTCGGTTCCAATTACGACATTGCCGCGCTGTGTGCCGGCGCGCCAGAAACCGGACGTGGGGTCGATGTAGGTCACAAAACGGGTCATTAGCGCCTCCTCTCCAAAATCGCGCCGATAATCAGCACGAAAAACCCACCGCCAACCAGAACCGCCCAGAGCGCGTAGGCGTACGTGAGCCGGTCGCAGTCGAACGTGCACGCGTTCATCGTGTCACCCGCACGTGCTGCAGATAATCACGCGTGAGACGAATTGGCCAGGTATACCCCACAACCTGTTCGCCGCCGTCGATGAGAATCGGAACCCGATTCCCTGCCGTGCGATGAAATTCATGCAGGAGCATCGGCACGTCGAACAAATAGCCGTGCTCGTAGCCGGTTGGATGCTGAATCGTGGCCGGGCAAATGTCGCGGTCAAATCCGCGATCGTAGCGCCAACGCTCAGATCTCGTAATGGTCATCATGCAAAACCTCCGTATGGTCTAGGGCTAGCAGAGGATTCAGTCCCATGCTCCAAGGGTCAATGCTGGTGGCAGTCCTCCGGCCTCGACGTCTTCGGCCTCTGCTGCGCAGGCGTCATGCCAGGCGGCCTCCGTGGCGGATTGCAGAG